CTAAGCCCCGGTCGGCGGCACCACCGAGGCGGTATGCGCCGGGCTCGCACTCTCGAGCCGGTCGCGTACCGCCTCGTCGCGGTGCCCGACGAGGTACCAGGTGTGCATCAGGCCCTTGCCCTTGACCTCGACATCGCCGCGTTCCTCCAGCACAAAGGCGTGGCTGATTCGGTCATAGACGTTCTGCGGCACCTGAATACGGCCGGCGACGTCGGTTTTCTCCATCCGCGAGGCAACGTTGACCGCGTCGCCCCACACGTCATAGAAGAACTTGCGGGCCCCGACGACTCCGGCGACCACAGGACCGGCCGCCAGACCGATTCGCAGCGGCACTGCGCGGCCTCGCGGATCCTTCAGGTCGGCGACGGCAGCGGCCAGATCGAGGGCCAGGCAGGCCAGCGCCTCGATGTGATCGGCCCGCGGCTTGGGCACGCCCGCGACCACCATGTAGGAGTCGCCGCTGGTCTTGACCTTCTCCAAACCGTGCCGGTCCACCAAAGCATCGAGATCGGTGTAGAGGCGGTCCAGAAAACGCACCAGCTCTGTCGGAGTGATATCGCTGGACCGCTCGGTGTAGCCGGCGATGTCGGCGAACAGGATTGAGGCATCGTCGTACTTGTCGGCGATGATCGTGCGCGACGGTTCCTTCAGCCGCTGGGCGATTGGGGCCGGAAGGATATTGGCCAGCAGTTGCTCGGACCGCTGATATTCGGCTTCCATCGCCTGCTCGGCGCGGGCAATCTCACGTAACGACATCCATACCGTGGCAAACACCATTACTCCGGCTGAGACTGCCGACAGGACGAAGCCAGCAGTCAGCGCCCACGGTGGCCCCAGTCCGCGATCGTGAGGAACCAGGATCTCCAGCACGATCGCGGCCACAACCGCCAGTGCCGCCAGCGTCCCCGCCAGCACGATGCGCTCGATTCCCAACACCAGCACCGCCAGCGATGCCGCCACCACGAAGTAGAACTGCAGTCCCGAGCCGGTCCCGACCGCAAAGCACATCGTCGACACCGACACGTAGGCGAACAGGAAAAACGCCAGGGGTGCGATCAGTTCGCCAAACCGGTAGAGCAGCGGCACCAGCAGGAACAACGCCGCGGATGCGAGGTTGACGAACCCTAACCGCCACATCGGCCCGCCGAGAAACAGTTGGAAGACCCCGAACCCGCCGGATACCGCGGCGGCGATGCACGTCGCGATGGTCAGCACTCGCAGTCGGCTCGACGCGCTCTCGGCGTAGTGCCGGGTGCGGGCCGGAACGCGGTTGTTCAGCGCCATCTCGGGTATGCAAACCGACCGGCGGAACTCACTGACCACCACGGACAAAGGGTATCGCCGCCACCCGGCGCCTCGGCCGACATTGACGCGACCGCTATTTGCCATCACGGTCCAGCAAATCCGCCGGCATTTCGGTATGTCACAATGGGAACCTGTTCCAGTGCGCGCGGACATTCTGCCGCGATTTCTTCTGGGGGGCTCTATTCGTGGACCGTTCATGGGTGCGTAACACCGCAGCAGGCTGCGCAATCGCTTGCGGTGCCATGGTCGCGGGGCCGGGGGTGCTCGGCACAGCCGTGGCCTCGGCGGATCTGTTCGGAATCGACGTCGACGTTCTTCACATCTTCGGCCACCACAAGGACAAGAAGAAGAAATCCGACCACCGTGCCAAGGTCGGTAACGAGCGCACCGGCGGGTCCAAGAAATCGAACGGCAGCCTCGGCGGGCCGAACGCATCGGCCGGCCCGAAGGCCAAAGTCGGTGCGAGCGACTCCTCGGCGCCGAGCGGTCCCACGGCGAAAGTCGGCTCCAGCCAGACATCGACATCCACATCGACAGATGGTGCGGCTTCGACAAATCGTGCGGCGTCGACTGACGAGGCCCGGCAGTCGGCCGGCGTGACGGGAACGACCGGGCAAGCCCCCTCGGCGCTCGTATCGGGCGCGACGACGCAAGCTCCGTCGGCCGTCGTATCCGGCGGCGGGGGAGGCGGCGGTGGAGGGGGATCCACCAACGGCAATATCGGCCGGGCCCCCAACTTGGCGCCAGTGCCGACCGCCCCGAGCAGCCGAGAAATCGTGATCCGGTCCACCCCGCCGAAAGCCCCGACCGCCCCGGCTCCGTCGGCACCTGCGGCACCGATTGCTCCGGCAGCACCGGTTGCGCCGGTCGTTCCAGTGGCGCCGGTGCCGGTGCTGGTTCCCCCTGTCCCGGTTGTCCCGGCTCCGGCGGCACCGCCCGCGGGGGCGCCACCGTCCGCGCCGACCGCGCCGAGCCGGCCCGCGCCCCGGTCCGAACCTCCGGCGGCGCAGCCACTTTCGGTGCCGGCCATCCCGGAGTCGTTCCGGATCGGCTACGCCGACTATCTGCGCACGGCCAGCACCTCCGATTTGCTGTTCGCCGTCTTGCCCGGCCTCGGCGGCATCGTGCTGATGACCGCGGCGGGCGGCGTGGTCGGTCTACGGCAGGCACGTGCCGCGCAGACGCTGCCGTCACCGCAGATCGCCCGGTTCCTGCCTTAGCGCCTCGTGCGGGGCGTACATGATCGCCGCAAATCGGGTGCTGCGATGTACCGGACCAGCCCTCCGCATCCCCGTGCCGTTCATGGGACCATGCGGGATCTGGTGCCCGAGGCTGAGGTGGGGCGGTGGCCAGCGCTGTTCTCGCACTCGGCGGATACGCCGGTCTGATCTGGGCGAGGGCGAAACTGAAAACCCCGTTGGTGCGGGTGCTGTGCGGACTGTTCGGTGTGGCGCTCGTGGCATACCTGCCCGCCACGCTGTTCGTTTGCGTGACCGCCTTTGGTCGAGTGCGCGTAGTGCCCTCGGTGAGATTCGAACTGTTATCGACGGTGCTGGTCAGAGCGAAAAACTGCGCTTTACCAGCGAAAACGCATCACGCCACATCACGCGAAATCAGCGATTTTGTGGGCAAGTTGTGGGCAGATCGTGGGCAGAGGCCGCCAAGCTTCCTACCCACGATCTGCCGGTTCAGGGGTTGAGAGAATCCCGCCAGGCAGGACGACGCTCGCGCATTCGGAAGCGGGTCATGGCGAAACCTTTGCCCTGGGTAGAACGGCGCACCGGGAAGTTTGACGTTCCGAAGGCTTTTGACACAGCGGGACTCTCTCAAGTCTTCTTCTTTTTCCTTTTCGACAAAATTCGGATGGCTTCGAGCCGTGCAGCCTCTTCGCTGAATTTTCGGATCGGAAAGCCAAAGCCGCGCAATCGGTTTAATCGGTCGTTGTGAAACCGCGCCAGTTCGACGTGCCGCTTGATAATGATCTGATTCACCGGGTCAGAAACTAGTTCCTGTTCGGCCCGATACAGCGAAAGCCGGTGTACTGCGAAACCGCCCGCAACGCCAGCGGTTGCCGCTCCGGTAACGCCGACTGCGATTTTCACATTGCGTCTACGGTTGTGAGCTTTCCGGCGTTTCCTGGCCGATGCCTCTTGGGCTTTTTCCAGAGCCGCACGCCTGGCGGGAGTCATCCGATAGGCAGCCATCACGCCGCCTTTGCGATCATCTCGTAATGGTGCAATCGTCCGTTTAGGTAGTGCGGTTCTACCCAACCTTCGGGAAACAGACCCGTAAACGGACCCCACGCCATCGTCAGACCGGCAGAACCGACGTTCGGGGGAATGACGAACGCAAACGGACTCAAAACGATCTGTAACCGCGAACTAGTCTTGCCGCCTGCCGGGTCAAACGTCGTCTTGGAATCGAGAAACGAAACCCGACCAGGCACCGGACCCTGAAAGACGACAACGGTGGTCTGAGTACCGCCGACGAACTTCTTTTCGGAAAGCTTGACGTTCACAGTGTCGTTGAATATCACTGCGCCATCTTTCGATACCGGTTCAAAACGATTCGTTCCGTCAGACTGAAACCGTTGAACCCGCCACGCATAGAAACGCTGCCAACGTCGTGCGGCAACTGTTCTGGATTCGACACCAACCGAGCGGCTGCCGTAGTGATCACCGAAGCGATTTCGCCGTTCGGCTCGTCACCGGTGAAGCCGCCCCCACGTGTGTAGGCACGGCACATCTTCGTGATCACATCAGCGTGGTTCCCGGCGAGGGCGACCAGATTGGTATCGGTGCCCCCACCGAGAAAGTCAGCGACCGTCTGGCCGGTTACGGCAGCCATCGTCAGATAGTGATTCCGGTCAGCTTGATCACGGCGTCAGCGTTGAGCGGCTTCGCGTCGTACCGGCAGACCACGCGGATTGCCATCTGGTCGTAATCGCCGAAAGTCTGATCGAGAATCTTGACGGTCGGCGCAAGATCACGCGCAACGGCAACCTGGCTGAAATCGACCAGAGCGGCCCGACCGGTGTTCGGGGTTCCCGACAGATCAGGCACGCGGTTACTGACGATCACCGGATGGCCCAGAAGCGTGTAACCGCCAGCGGTAGTCACGTCCGGTTGCACGATGTAGCGACCGGTCGTGTCTTTGATCTTGCGAAGCTTGACCAGCTCGCGGGAAGTCATCACCCAACGCAAGTGCGTCGGATCGACGTTTTCGCCCAGGGCCAGAGCTTCGGCGTCGTGCAGATCGTCAAGTTCCAGCGCGCCACCGATGGCCAGGCTTTGAGTTCCGGCCCACGCGAACAAACCTTGCGGCGTCGTTGTGCCATCGCCGGAAGCGCCGAAAAGCTGAGAATCCAGCTTGGCGGCAACGTCGGTGACAAGACGATCTTTGAGCGCGGCGTCCAGAGCCACAACCGACTGGCGGGCCAGTTCGTTACTGTACCGGGTAAGGGTTTTTAGCGATTTCATGGTGGACGGCAGCAACACCACTTCGTCAAAATCGGGGTTGCCCTCGGGGATCTGTTCGTTCTCACCGACCCACGTCACCGTGGTCGGGCCACCGAGCTTGGGAATCCGCAGCTCGCTTGCCGTGTCGAAAATGCGCGGGCCAGCGGCAAGGAACTTCGCGGCTTCCTCAAGCGGCTTGACCAGGATTTTCGCAACTTGCTGCTGAGTGAGTTCGGTTGCGGAAGTAGTGCTAACGGCCATTAGAAAACGTCCTAACAATCAAAAGGAATTTCGACAATTTGATCGTTTACGCCACCGGGACGTTTAAACGGGGGAGCGCATCAGGCGCATTAATGGCACTATACCGCAACCGAACTCAATTACGCACGTGCGCGCAACATGTCAGCGAGATTCACCGGTGGCTCACTCGCACCGCCCCGATTACCCTGCCCAACGTCACCAAACGGACGCCGCGAAGCCAGGTGCGGTTTGGCCGTCAGCAATTCGTCAATCGCCGTTTCGAGCGCGTCGGAATCGTCCAAATGCGCGGCGTCAAACGGCAAATCGGTCGGATCAGCCAAGCGGCCCGTTGCCTGAATCAGCGCGGTATGCAACCGCCGCGCCAGCTCGTCAGCGCGGTTCGCACGCTCGCGGTATCCGGCGTTCTCGCGGCGCAAACGTTCGACGTACTTACGGCTGAAAGTGTCTGTATTGCTTTCAGTTTCGTCGTTCTCGTCGTCCGTGTCGGTGGTCTCGTCGGCATCCACCACGGTCGGTTCGGTGGGCGGTTCGTCGTGTCCCGCCAGGGGGGCGGCGTCCGTGGTTTCGGTGGTTTCCGTGGTTTCGTCGTCATTGCTACGCAACGTCTTCTGCATTTTCATTCACTCCCGGTTGATTCGAATCGGATTCTTGTTTATTACCTTCGAGCAAAGCCGCATATTCAATCTCGGCTTGAATTTCTAGAATGTCTTCGTCGCTGTATCCGAGCTTGCGCAAAGTGAACGCACGCGGCAACAATCCGGCTTCGAAAAGCTTCACAGCGGCGTCAGCCTCTTGCGCCATGCTTCGCGTTCCGGCTTCGGTCCAAAAAACGACAACGTCGTCGGTCACGCTTGGCGGAACTTGATCGAGAACCGCAATCATCAGTTTCGCGACTTTTTCCCAAGCACGCCCGAATGTCTGTTGGCGCGCTTCGGCCCTGGCCGTCAACGACGCTTCGGAAGCTCGCAGCGCGTCAGCACTGGCGGGATTATCGGTAAACACGCCGATGTAGTGAGCTGGCAGCGTAGACACGGCCATGATTTGCCCAAGCATCACGCGCACCGATGCCTCGTAACCGCCCAAATCGGCAGCGGCCAATTGTCCGAACTTCGCTTCGTGGTTTTCGGCGATCATCGCCCGATTGCCCTCTGGAATCGGATTGACAGCCTCTAGAACCGGTTCGCCGTCGTCGTCAACAACCGGGTTCCCGTCACTGTCGATAACCGGTTTCTCTTCTAGCTCGATTCCGGTAGCCCAACGGCGCGGCCTGCCTACGTACTCCGACGTAACGAGCATGTCAGCCAGAGACTTATTCAGTCCATCTACCAGCGGCATCAGATCATCGATTTCGCTAGTGCCGTAGTCGTCCAGAATGCGATCAGAGTTCCGCAGATTGACCACCGGAATAACGCCAAGTGGATTCGGAATTTGGTTGACTGTCTCGAAACCGAGCGTTGCGCCGGTGTGGTTCGCGCTGTAGCGAGTGATCTTGTCCAGTTCGATCAGAACCGCTTCGGTCGTCGTCTCGGTTTCCCACCGTTTGACCGCTGCCATGATTTCGCGGGTTCCCGGATCAACTTGCACCGCAACCTGTTTCGCGCTTTCGACCGAAACCGTGGGTCGGCCCTGAGTGTCACCCCAGACCATCACGAAGGAATCGCCGTATAGCAGCGCTTCGCGGTGTGCGACGTTGGACAAAAGGTCCATATCGTTGCGAAGCCATTCCGGCCACAGCGCTTTATCTGAGAACCCGGTGATCTGCAAGCGTTCGGCCAGAGCAGTTACCGACAGTCGCGGAATGTTCGAAGCCATCCGACCGAATCGATTGCCCAACGCAATTCGCGATTCTGGACTGAGAAACGCCAACGGTTGATTTCCCGTATAGTACAAATCCAAAAGCGAATAACGCGCCAGGGGTTCATCCAGCTTTTGCAGAAGTTTCTGCAATAGATCGTTTTGTGTTGCCGGTGCGGTCACAATATCGTCCTTTTAGGATGCAAAACTAACCGTGCGTTTTTTAATGGATTTAGTGGCGTGCCAAGCCGCCCTATCATAAGCCACAATAGCAGCTACAGCGGCGTCAATCTTGCGTGGCGAACCCTTTTTGTCTTTGCTCACCAAATCACCCATTGGCGTGCGCTTTGCAACGCAATGCGCGATATGCGAAGCCAGCCGTTCATCGCCGTCGTGTGTGGCCGTTTTCGTCACCACAGCCTGATACAGGCGGTCGGTGGCCGGTGCCATGCGCTGCGCCGCTGCGGTGTTCCATTCCAGAACGCGGCGCTCACCGTGCCGCTTGGCCCACGCCTCAATCTCAGATCGCCATCCCCACGGATCGCACGCCAGCTCAACAACGTCGAAACGGTCGAAAGCCAAATCGACTGCCGTACTGACAGCTTCGCGAGGAACGCGCCAACCACGATCGCCGGGATTCTCCCAAATCCCTTCAAGCCAGATATAGCCGTCCAGCGTGCAACCGACCAGCGCCGTACTGTCACCGGACGCTGAACCGTCGAACGCCAGAACCACGCGCTCACCAGAGCCGATTTCGCGTTGTTGCTCGCAGTCGGCCCACGCTCCCCACGGCAACCACGATTCGACGCCGGTAACCCACTGGCCAAGACGCAACTGACGAAAAACCGGCTCTCGGATGGTTTTCAGAACCGACTCCAAACCGTCTTCGGACAAAAACGGATCGCGGCAATCCAGTGCGGGGTTTGCTTCCCGCCAGGCAACGCGGTCATCTACGGCGCAACCGTCCGGCGCGGTGTACTCGCGAAAGTAGAACGATGGATCGGTGCCAGATCGGCCATGTTCGACCAGGCGCCACATGACCGAATCGGCAGAATCGGCCGGCGTCGATATCGCCAGGGTGAGGCTTTGAGGCCGCTTGCCGGAAACCGACGTCACCGCTTCCCAAACCTCTTCGGTGACCACGTGAAGTTCGTCAACGATCATCAGCGACGGATCGTGACCGTGTAGAGCGCCGGGTTCTGCCGGAAGCGGTAGCAGCGTGGCATCGTTTTCCGGCAGATACAGCCGATCAGCGTAAATCTGGACACGATCAGCCAGCGCCGGGTTCAGTTCGACCATGCGTTTCGCGTACCGAAGCGTGATGTTGGCCTGTCGCTGGTCGGAAGCGACCACTAGAACCTCGGCGCTCGGTGGGCCGACGAACATTTCAGCCAGGGCCAGCGCTGCCGCCAGCATCGTTTTGCCGTTGGCGCGGGGGATACTGATCAGCGAAGTACGGATTTTCGGCGCAAATGACCCTTTGATTATCTCTTTTTGGAACGTGCGCAGCTTAAAAGGCTTTTTCGCGCCATGACCACGCGGCGTAATGAGAAATTCGCCGATAAATTTCTGTCGTCGTGCCGCTCGATTCGTCGGATAATGGCCGAAATCAAGCGGTTGAGCGGTAATCGCCCTTTTGGGTCCAGCGTGCATTATCTAATTTCTCCCATTTCGGCAATATTCGCGTTTCGACGGTGTGTAATCGAAACTTTGACTCCCCCCGTTGGGTCGTTTGTACCCCTGGCCGGGGATACCCCCCACTGGCTCTGAATGGCCACGTGCCGCACCGCGATTACGGTTGCACGGTCCGCATACCACGTCCACATCACATAGGCGTATGGCCTTGCCAGCGGCCTTACGTGCCCACGCTTCGGGGGAGTGGTCCGTCTGTAGGTCGTCGGTAGCTCCGCAGTCGGAACAAAACGGTTGCAAGCGTCGTGCCCGTTCCGACAATTTGCGCCAGGCGTGATCATAACCACGTTCGTAGGCAGACGTTTTCACGCTGTTTCTGATCAGTCGGTGTTGTTCGCACCGTTCGGTTTCGGTCGGTTCTCCACACTCGATGCATGGCCGTAACGTCATGTCTCGTCGTCCTGATCGTCATCGGGTTCGATGTCTTCGAGTTCGTACGATTCGGGTCTACCTGCTACCCAACTGAATCGAACGCGCCAGTTTGTGGTGTTGCCCGTTGTTCTGGATAGCAGCGAAATAGGTTCAGGATCAAAGCTGATACCCGACTCAAAGCAGGTTGATACGAGTAGGGCGATACCTTGCGCAATAGACCAGCCAGCCAGTTCTACGTTCTGCTGATTCTCTTGATCCATGCGTACGCTACTTCGCAGTGTTGAGCCTTGCTGAGTATGCAGAAACTCATATAGCGCATCTTGTATTTTCGTCGTTAATCTGAGTGCTCGAATATGGTCGTCGCAGAGTCCCACCAGGCTGGCGACTCCCTTGCAAGACTGCGCTTGACACAACGGGACTGTCGTCGGAATGGGAACAGTCACGGTGTTGGAATCTTCGGAATCGAGTTTTGAACGATCGATGTGCATTCCCTGCATAGATCGTATTCCACCCTTTTCCGTAATCTAATGATAAGTATCATCTGAGTGAATTGGTATTGATCGCTTGCGGTCTTGCCGCACTTGTCGCATCGCTTGGTAATGATCGTTGTCATTATGCCGCTCTCTGATCGTATGGTTCGCAGAGGCACACCACATATCCCGATATGCTGCCCCGATTTGAAAACTTTTCTACATACGTTCTGTGCCCTATATTCTCACTATTTTTCTCTACTCTTTTATAGGCAAGGGATATAGGGATATGTGGATATGCGCAGGTCAGAGGCCATTTGTGACCCCTCCGTCCGTGGATACGGTGGTGGATATACCCGCTTTTTCTGCCCTGATTCGAGCCAGCTGGATCACGTCGCCCGGTGGCCGGTCGTACTCGATGCGCAAAACCATGCCTATGCACGCCCGATCCTGGGCACCGCTCGGCCCGCGTTTGTCGTTGGGACCACACCGCACTTTGTTGCCGTAGGCGGCTCGCAATTTCGCCAGAAAGCTATTCATCGATCCTGGCTGATATCCGTTTTCCTCACACCACAACTTCCACAACGTATAGATACGCCTCCGATAGACGAAACCGTCTTCGTCCCATACGCATGTCTCTTCGATGAATTCGGTTATCGGGCTGGCAGCGGCGTCTAGCTCATCTTTCATCTGGCGGGACGATTCGGGAACGGTAAAATGGCCGTGCTTGTTCAGACGATCCAGGCCATCCAATGCCCAATTGAAAATGCCTGAAATCTCGGCTTCGAGCTTTTCACGTAGCTGCCGATCTGGTTTATCTTCGAAACTGTTCAGCGTTTCAAGCGGTAGCATTCGTTCGGTAATCGCACCGGATGAATCGGGAAACGCTGAAAGTTCGTTGGCGATGTATACGAATCGTGTTGACAACTTGCCTTGCCAATCGTCGATATACTTCCTTTTGATCGTTACTTGACCCTCACCGATGATGTTTTTGAGAATATCGACAAATCTCTTAGCGTTGCCGGTAATCCTGTCATCATCGAAGATGCCTAGTGTGCTCCCAATCAAATTCATCATTCCGTGGCTGCCGACCATATCGGCCGAATGGCATTGTGTTTGATTTGCACCGCCAACGAGGGTTCGCAGAATGTGGGCAACCGTGGTTTTACCCGTTCTACGCGGCCCGATCAGCATCAGCATTTTGTGCATGTTCGTTTGACCACTCAGAACATAGCCGAACCACTCTTGCAATAGCGCAATCGAATTGGGATCGTCGGGCCACAGTTCGGAGAGAAACTGAATCCACCGCGTCGGCTTCGGCGCGGCAGGATCGTAATTGAACGGCAGCACGTTCATGTTGAAATAGTTTGGTGTGTGTTCAATCTGCTTTCGGTCAGCGATTCGCAATAACGAATTTTGTAGCGCGATGACCTGATCGGTTCGACCGTTAAGCCAGCACGGCGCTTCTACGTTCTCGGCATCTAGCAATGTGACAGCTCGCAGTGCATGTTCAACCGCCGAAACCTTGCGATCTGTCGGATTCCACGGCACTGATTCAAAACCGCCACCTTTGACCGGTTTCAGACACGTGACGCCGCCCAGACGGTCGTATAGCAGCTTGTTGAGCGCGTTCTTTTCCAGCCGTTTCCAACGTTGACCGGTGTACTGGTACCAGTCGTCCCGCCAGAGGCGAAGCGGCGTTTCTTCGCGTTCGTTGGCCAGGGCGAATTGCTTCGCGACCTCAAACGGAACTTTGTCGGTATGCCAGAGAGTCGCACCGACGCCAGCACATGTGCAGGTGGTCAGCACGCCGTCACGATCTACGCGAACTTTGATCTTCCGCAATGCGCCGGTTCGCGATCTGAAAACCTCCGAAAGCGCTTCGGTGAGATTTCGTTTCCCGGCAGTACCGACGTTGTTGACCCAATGGGCTTCTAACTCGGTTACGGCGTCCTTCCAGCCCGTATGACCCTCTGCGGCAAGGCTGTACAGCATCCAGTGGGCATCGGTGATTTTGTCATGTGACGATTCGTCTTCGGTGATCTTCTTTGTGTACGTCGCAAGCGAAGTCGCCACGTTCCAGCACGTCTGATCAGCCTGGCCATCGTTGAAAACCTCTTCGGCCCAACGATGCAGATCGGTGACGCCGATACTCAGATCGATTTCGCCGCCGTGACTGCGGTGTTCGCGCAGATAGGTAACCCACGAATCAGCCAGGATGGGGAACTCAGCGATGACGGGTAGAGGGTGATCGTCCCGCCAGGCTGCCGGGCCATTCCTGCCGTCGTCGGTGAGCGCCAAACCTGGCGGGAACCACCAATATTGCCGATCCTCAACAACACTCGGCCACACAACGGCGTATCGATGCTTGCGCTGGATTACGTCGATTCCCTGATCGGCCTTGCCCCGGAATTCGATCCTTTTACCGTCGCTGCCGACAGTCGGAGCGAGATACCAGCGAATACCACTATGGCCGTCAGTTCTAGATGACGATATCCAGGGTGCGCGGTCGGATAACTGGCCAAGCTGCTTTTCGAGTGCTGCGAGCTGGTCGCCTCCGCGCTTTTCTCCGTAGTGGTCAACGTCGATACCGACTAATTGATATTGGACGCCGTCAACGGTGATCGGCTCACCGAACCAACATGCGAGGTTGCCGCTTTTGTACTTCGATGACTCTGCCCACGCTTCGAGCTGGTCAGTGTCGGCGCGCTTGCCGTTGCCGCCGATGAAACCGGTTGGGGGAGGGTGCTTTTGACCCTTCGGCAGGGGGATCGGCGCGTAACCGGCGTCAAGGTACCGCCGCGCATTGTCGGAAAAATTCATTTGGGTTCCTTAGCGGTGCAAGCATTTTGAAATAATGAACCATTCCGGCAACGGACGACCGTCGGGATACATGGCAAAGAAACCAGATGATTCGCCATCTATGTCTAGGTAAGTGCGCGCTGCCGCTTCGAGATTCGCCAATGTTTCCGGCGGCATCGGTGTTGACGGTGAGCTAGAAACGATGCGGCGTGTGGCCTCAGCAACACGTTTCGCCGATTCCGCTTCGGCGCTGGAACCACCGTATTGCTTCTTAGCCGGTTCAACGATTCGCTTCTTTATGGCGTGTGCTTGCAGATCGTTCATGCGTGGTTACCCGCTTCCACGCGGTTCGCTTGGAGGTAAGCGAGAACGTCGTCTTTTAGATATCGAACCCGTTTCCCTACTTTGACGTATGGGATTCCTTGGCCAAGATATCGATCCTGGCCTAGTGATGCTTCACTGATTCCGATGAATTCGGAAAGTTGTTTCGGCGTCAGCAATTCCGGTAATTCGGACATGTTTGGTCGCTCCCAATTTGGGCAGATCATCGATAAGGGGATTGCGGCCTGGGGTCTATTTCTGAATTACGGGTCTATTTCTCGCGTATTTAGCGGCCTACAGACAATCATCCATGGCCGCTAATGGGCTGTCAAGCAAACTGCTGACCTAACGTGACGGCTTGTGTAGACTAGCCCACATGCGCAGGGTAACCGCAGGTCAGAGCGTGTACGGCCAGGCGCGTGCGGCAAAACAACGGCAGGCATTTTCGATTTCAGAGCAAGGAATTTGAAAACATGGCGACAGTCAGCAAATATCAAAACGCGAACGGCAAGACTTTATATCGCGTCAGATATAGAACGCCGGAAAACCGGCAGACCGACAAGCGCGGTTTTAAGACGAAACGCGATGCTGACTCATTCGCCGCAACCGTCGAAGTGAAAAAGATGGCAGGGGAGTACATCGCGCCATCTTTGGGCAAGGTGACGATTGGATCGTTGGGGCCAGACTGGCTAGAGCGCCAAAAAGGGCATATGAAGCCGTCCGGTTTTCGTTCCTATGAGAGCTGTTGGCGTAACCACGTCCAACCGCGTTGGTCGGATACGAAAATCTCCGACGTGAAATTTTCCGACGTGCAAGCGTGGGTAACTTCGCTGGCAACCAAACTCAGCCCGTCCATGATTGCCAACACGTATTCGGTACTGGCGCGGATTCTCGATGACGCCGTACGGGATCGGTTGATTCCGTCGAACCATGCGCGTGGTGTGAGACTGCCGAAACGGTCGAAACGTCCAAACGTGTATCTGACGACCGACCAGCTTCGACACCTGGCCGACGAATCGGGACGGTACCGCGCTCTGATTCTGTTGCTCGGAACGGTCGGATTGCGTTGGGGCGAAGCTGCCGCGCTGAGAGTGAAAGACGTCGATTTCTTACGGCGTCGGATCGTGTTGCATGAGAACGCCGTAACCGTGGGTTCAACCACCTACGTCGGAACGCTCAAGACTGGCAAGAATCGAAACGTCGCGTTTCCGGCTTTCGTCGCCGACGCATTGGCGAAAAGCTGCGAGGGTAAGAACCGTGGCGATCTGATTTGGCCGTCAGCGACCGGCGATTATCTCGGCCCGCCAGCCGGTAACAAATCGTGGCTTTCCGGTGCCGTGGATCGTTGCCAGTCCGTCGATTCGACGTTTCCCCGCATTACGGCTCACGCGCTACGGCACACAGCGGCGTCACTGGCGATCAGCGCCGGGGCGAACGTCTTGGTTGTTCAGCGGATGCTTGGCCACGCTAGCGCCGCGATGACGCTCGACACCTACGCCGACCTGTTTGACGACGATCTGAACGGCGTAGCCGATGCTGTGGGCAAAATGTGGGCAGACGGTGGGCAAGAGGCAAAATCACCGGCGCGAAAATCGCTCTGA